GTCACCCCAGCGCTGACAATCTCCCCAGCATTATACGGATAATAATCAGCAGGGAATATTTTCTCAAATTCTTCTACGCTTACAGGCTCGTTGCCTGAACCGAACATGGTGGTTAAATCGAAAATCTCATGATTACTGAATGGCGATGTATCTAATTTCTGGCTACCATCAGAATCAGTCACCATGCGAAATACTCCAAAATCACCGCCATTGCTATGCTCACCTAACGGGCTTGTAATCCATGATATTTTTCCACTACCAGCAGCTACGTCCTTAGTTATCTGCCTATTAGTCTCTGCCGTATATTTAGCATCTCTGAAATATAGATATACCTTTGTATTTTCTGAAACGCTATAGTCTACTCGAAGTAAGTATTTATGCGATTTAAAAATCGGTTTGCAGTTAAGTGTGCCTCCGCTAACATAGTCAAAATTTTTATACATTTGATTAAATGTGATAGACCTACCGCCCACAGACTTAATTGACATCAGCTTACCGCCTGTCGGCACTGTCTTAACGTATGCCGTTTCGCTGTCTGTTTCAAACTGGTGTGTGATACCCTGACCAATGGAATACAGTGCGTCCACACGCCTTTTCAGTTCTTTGTCCGTCAGCTTCACAGCAGAAATTTCAGCCGTGTTTTCAGCTATCTTTCCGACAGCTGTCACATAGTCCTCAGGCAGACTATCAGCCACCGCCTGTGCTGTCTGTGCGGCAGTTTCAGCGGCTTTGCGGTCTGCGGCGACCTGTGCGGCTATCTTTTCCATTTCCGCTTTATCGTATAAAATCACCGTTTCATCATCAGTGATATATACGATTGTTCCGTCTTTTATAGTGGATTTATCAACGGCTTCCCACTCGGCTTTTGTGCCAATCCACTTTTCGCTTTCAACCTTATCGCCTAATTCAGTGACAGACTTTTTGGCATTAGCCGCCATACCTCTAGCAATAATATCTGTAGCCATAAATCCACCTCCT